TGACCACCATCTTCATGTTTGCCATTCCAACTATCTAATGAATATGCATTTGATCCGTACGCATCACAGTAGTATTCACTACCTTCTGTAATACGATAATCAACCAACTCCATGAATTCTTTAAGTGTAATCATATCAATTCGCTTTATTATAAACAATGTTCCACATTCTTTGAAGGAATGTTTTTTCAACTTTAGGTTGACTATACTTTTGTAGATCTTCTACAACTCGGTCCCATACTTTATTCATAATATATTCTTTCAAAAGAAAAGAGGACTAGGAAGTTGGTGTCCAAACTTTCTCCCTAGTCCTACAACTTCACATATTAACGTGTGAAGGCGTCAGCACCAACGATACGTGATGCAATTGCTACCATGCGGCGGCTTGGTGTGCCTAAGCGGAACTTAGTAGTTTGCTCACCAGTGTACAATGTGGCTGGGTTGCCATATACACAATGACCGGCTTCACGCAAGTTACGAACTGCTGCATACGGATCTTTCAAACCGAATGATGCAGAGATCTGCTTTGCTGTGAAAGTGTTACCACTTTTCATTGCGGCCAATAGTTTTGCTTGCTTACTCATTATAAAATACTCCATTAAAATACACACTCAATTGTCGCCTTTGATATGCCTAGGGAGTGTAATCCTAGGCATAGGCGTTTTCTTTAAAACGGTACTGGGTTATCTTCAACAGCTTGTACTGGTGTTTCTGCTGTAACGATTGGTGCTTTAGAATCTACTTTAGTGTATAGATCTAAGAACGCTACTCGTGTGTCTTCATCAAATCGAGAGATACACAATTCAATCGCTTTCTTACGATCACCAAAGATACCATAAGTTCTTGCAATATGAACTAAACGACGAGTAGAGATTAGATCATCTACACCACCATCTTCATAAGTCTTACGGATGATGTCTGCCCATGTAACTAGGTTATCTGCAAACTCACCATCAAAGTTACCATATAGATCCATTGCATTGAGAATGATTTTCTTCTCAACTGCAGTTGTAGGATATGGTTGATCAAGTGTTGCAACGAATCGCTCAAGGAAAGCTTCATCAAGGATACGAGCACCTGTGAAGCGACCATCTTCTGAGCCACGACCTTTTGTATTAGCAGTAGCAAGAATATTGAATCCTTTAGCAGGATTGACTACAGCACCTGTTTTCTTAATGTACAGTGGTTTACCCTCAAGGACAGCTTGTAGACACATAAGCTTATTTGAACCACGATCAATCTCGTCGATCAAACAGATTGCACCTTGCTTCATAGCTTGTGGGATAGGACCATCACACCAAACAGTTTCACCATTCACTAAACGGAATCCACCAATCAAATCATCTTCATCGGTTTCTTCAGTAATGTTAACTCGAACATACTTACGTTTTGATTCAGCACATGCTTGTTCGACCATCATTGTCTTACCATTACCAGAAAGACCGGCAATAAACAATGGGTAGAATACATTTGCTTCAACGATTTGTTTTACATCTCGAAAGTATCCCCATGACACATAGCTTTTATCTTTTTCTGGTACTTCAATCTTTACTTGATCAAAGACAGTTTGTGAGATTTTGTTTGTAGGTTCTTGCACGTCAATTGGCTCAGGTTGATTTGTTGGACTTACTAGTGATAACATTTGAATCTGATATTGACCTCGACCAATACGATTTTCAGGGCGCATTGCAAATCCTGGAAATGGCATACCCATTTCATTTGCATGGTCTGCTAGTTCATTGCGATCAAAGATCGATCGGCCTGGATACTTAGCACCTAACGAGTTGACAAAAGCTTGCTTAATTTCTTGTTTCATGGTTTGGACACCTTTTCAAAATTTACATTATACAATTTACTTAGTATACTACTATTATATCACATGTAAAGCCCGTTGTACAGGACTTTATGCAATTGAATCAACAAAGGCATTCAAGAAGATTCGGTTAACCCGCTTTTGCTTAGTCATCTTAGAGAAAGCAGTCTTGAGCTTATTCTTTGATGCGCCATCTTCTACCAACTCACCAAACTCGTCTTCAGTTACGTCCATGTACTTTGCGCATAACCCGAAGTAGCGATCATATCCAAAGATCTTGTCTTCAATGATAGCCCGTGATTTATTGATCTGCTCAACGTACTTGTCTTTCTTAGTGTAGTTGGTTGCTCCACATACTTTGCTTACAGCTTGATTACGATACTGACTAATAAAGAATCCCAATACGTTAGAGTTAGTATTCTTCTTCAAGTTCTGTAGAAGACACTCAGTAACTCTAGAAGAGTTGATATTGCCTACATCAAAGGATTCACCATTAGCACGTAGGATTGACTTACGATATCTCCAACTGCTATTGCTTTCAGGACGATGAACATCACCTTCTTCAGTAACTCGTACTTGGAAAGAATCTGATTCGCCATCAGTCAAAAACATTGTAGTCATTTTCTCAATGCCATGCTTTGCTTTAAACTTCAAAACAATTTCATTAGCATATTGAATGCAAGTGTTCAACGGTGTGCTGTGAAGGTGATTCCAAGCAGTGATGTAGTAATTAACTACACTACCATCCCATGCTTGAGATAGATTCCATAGCATGTTCATACCTTCTTGATGTTCTTTACGAGACATACGCGAAGACATGAGGTTCAATAGATTAAACTTTTGTGGAATTACTTCACAGTCAGAGAATGATCTCCAATCGTAATCGGTATCACGTTCATCATCGTTATCGTACTTAACTTTAGTAGTGAAGGCATACACTTCAAATGGAATGTTTACCATTCTACAGAAGGTAGTCAAATTCAACACTTGTCTAATAGTAGCACCAATGTTATCTTGCATAGAACCAGAGAAGTCGATGAACATCATCATCCCGTGATTCTTGTAGTTTGCAAGACGAGTAGCCTTAAGGAAAATATCCTCAGAGGTTTTATAAGCATGCAACTTATTAGTGTTTAGCAAACCAGTTTTATGTACACTTGAACGTGAGTATTGATAAGCTGCTTTACGCAGTTCAAACTCTTTAGCCATATAAGCACCAGCTAGTTCTGTTTCATTTTTGAATTTCAAGTACTTATCACGGTTTGCTGCAACAGTTTCTTCGATCTTCTCAACGCCAAAGGCGCTCAATCGTTCTAGACTAATGTCTTTCTTCCATTGAGTGTAATAAGCTTTGTAGTCAATGATGATGTTTTTATCTCTAAGAGAGTTTAGTGTGTACACCATAATGCCTTTAAGCTCATCACTGGCTGTCAAAGATTCTTCCATTTCACGGAATGCTTTATCAGTTACTGAGTCAAGAAACTCTTCATCTGTATCATCCTTCTGTTTGACAGCAGGTGTAGAGATACCTTCAGGTGTATTCAACTCGTGTTGTGCTACATCATCTGGTTTTGAGTCGCCTTTAGTTTGACTACCGTCAACTTCTTCAGGTGATTCTTCTTTTGATTCTTTTACAGGTGAATCTTCAGGCTTAGGTGGTTCACTATCTGCTTCAGGCTTTTCATAGTCATCTGGACTAGACATATCTTGTTCGATGTCTTCTGGGTCCATAGGCATATCAAGAGTAGGAATGTTAGGTGTTTCCTTACGCTTAGATTCTTTCATTAAAGATTTTTGATATGCATACACCTCTTTAGCAAGAGCTACTACATCTTCAAATGTTTCAGTCTTGAATGAACGATCAAAGAAGTCTTTTTCAACACTGTTAACAAACTCGCATTCAACGAAGTCACCAAGTTTAGACTTAAGATTAATTCGATCGATTACGATCAATGCTTGAATGTCAACTACTTTAGATAAACCAAAGAAGTCTTCTTCAGAGAGTTGCTTATATGCTTTTTTGAACTGATGACGAAGACCTGGATATTTGTCTTGTACTTTGCGTTCAATACGAACATCCTCTAATACATTGAGGTATGCTTTAGGTGCGCCAAGAATATCATCCACTGCATCATGCCAACCTTTGGCGGGAGTGTACAATGCATGACCAACTTCATGGCCTGTCAATAAGTCGTATACAGATTTGCCGCGATCTTTCCAGACTGGAAGTGCGAGTGTACGTTGCTCTGGATTAAACCATGCAGTACGATAGTTACCGTGGATAACGTTGATGTTTTCTTGAGCAAGCAATCTAGCTAGTGTAGACTGCTGGCCAAGATTTACTATAGGTTTTTGCATTTGGACACCATTGACTGTAAGTATATATCTATTATATCACAGTTGATGCCCGTTGTACAGGGCTAATGTAAATTATTTTAAGATGACTGTTTTCTTCTTTGCCTGCTTGAGCGCTAGGGCTTTCTTGAGCGTAGAAGCTTTGTCTAAGAAGTTCTTACCTTCCATGTGATCGTATTCATGTTGAATAATGCGGGAAGTAATTCCACCAAACATAGTAGACTTTTGCTCGCCTTTAGAATCGATGTACTCAATGACAATGCTTTCTGGTCTACGTAGTGTAATGAATACACCGGGTTGTGAGATACAACCTTCTTTAAACAAAGTAGTTTCATCTGAGAAAGATACGATCTGAGGATTAAAGAAAGTCTCTTCATATCCAGACATCTTAACACAGAATACACGATTGTCAATTCCAACTTGATTTGCAGATAAACCTACACCATTAAGTTGTGTGCATAGCGCAAGAAGTTGACCAGAGAACTTTGTACGCTCTTCATCATTAAGAGGTTTGTATTCCAATTCTTTTCGTAGCATTGGGTGGTCGTATGGCAATAACATTATTTAATCCTTGAAAAGTTTCGTTCTTTAATAAATTCAATCTTGTTTCTAAACTTAGAATCAAGTACATCACCTTTGTGTGAGATAATAAACACGTTAGTATCATTAGTGACGGTGTTTAAAATTTTCATTAGGTTATCAATACCATCGTTATCCAATGATGAGTCAAATGTTTCATCTAAAATAAGAAGGTTTGTATTAGCAGAGTTCTTCATCTTGGCAATTTGACGCCATGTAAAAAGTAAGCTAAGATCGATACGTTGCTTCTCACCTTCAGAGAAAGAAGCATATGTAAACTCATCTCTATATCTACTCTTGATTGTTTCATTGAATGATTCATCAAGATTAAACAAGACAAAGAAGTCAAGTGTTTGTAAGTATTGATTGACAAGTTTATTAATCACTGGAAGGTATTGCTTAACGATCTTGGTTTTAATACCTGTATCTTTAAGCATTTCACTTGCAATAAAGTTGTAGTTTTGGTTATCAATGTATGTTAACTTTAACTCAGCAATTCTTTCTTTCTCAACTTGTAAAGCTTTGAGCTCTGCAGTTGCTGAACCAACGTCTCCATCAGTTCCTTCAATCTTTAAGATCTCTGACTCAAGTTTATCAATGGTCTTTTGAAGTTGAGTAATTGATGCATTGTTTGCAACGATATCAAGTTGAGCTGATTGGAATTTCTCAATCTCTTCAAGTAAAGTAGACTCTACAGTTTCAATAGCAATCAATTCTTCTTGAAGCTTTTCAATACCTTGTTGAATCTCACTAATTTTAGTATCACATGTATGAACATGTTTTTCACGAGTCTCAGAGTTAATCTCTTGAGAACATGTAGGACATGATGTATTGTTAACAAAGAAAGCACGATTAGATTCAAACGATTGAAGGTTAGTCTCAATCTTATTACCTAATTGATTAAGTTTATTCTTCTTTGTTTCAATACCACGTAATGACTTTTGACTATCAACAAGTTGTTGTAGTTGTGTAGACAACCCTGCATTAAGTTCTTGCAAATCTTTAATAGACGATTGATGTTGAATTACTTCAGATTGTTTATCTCTAACTTGATCTTTAGCTAGTGATTCCACATCAGTGATGTACTTATTTTGTAAGCGAACTTTCTCAGAGATAATCTCTAATTGATTATTCGAATCGTTAATAAGTTCTTTAAAGCGTGCAATCTTTTCTTTCAACAACTGATTCATACGTGAGAATACTTGGATGTCAAGTAGTTCCTCAATAATGTTTCTACGTTGTGGTGAAGGTAGTTGCATGAATGGTGTAAATGATGCAGAACCAATAACAACAATTTGATGGAATGACTTATGATTCAACTTAAGTACATTTTGCTCAAGGTATTCTTGATAGTCACGTGTATTAGACGATTGATTGATTAGACTACCATTCTGATAGATTTCAAACACGTTAGGTTTAATGCCACGAACAATCTTAAATTGCGTAGAGCCAACATCAAACTCGACTTCAACTACACAGTTCTTATTGTTGATAGAGTTGAGTAGTTGAGGCTTAGTAATGTTTCTATATGGTTTACCAAACAAGCCAAATGATAATGCATCAAGAAGCGTAGACTTGCCAGCACCATTTTGACCTACGATCAATGTGCTATCTTGTCTATTGAGTTGTACATCAGTAAAGACATCACCGGTTGAAAGGAAGTTCTTCCAACGTACATTCTTAAATTCTATTCTCATACTAGTTGTGTATTCTGAGCTTCTACGTATAGTGTACGTAGTAATGATTTTAGTTTCTCTTTGTCTGCTTCAGTTTCTACAGCTTCCACATAAGAGTCCAATAATACTTGGGTATCGTCTAATTGAATTTCATCATCCTCTACATTATCACCTAAAAATTCTTCAAAAGATTCTGCAATCTTAAGTTCATGGACTGGTCGTTGTTGGATGCGATCAATGAATTTATCAAATCCAAAGTAATCACTTTTCTTTTCAACGATCACTTTTACAAATTGGTTATCCAATGCTGTAACATCGTACTTACTGTAATCTTGCTTGTCATCGTTATAGACTACTTTAGTGTGTAGTGTGTAAGGATTTAATACTGGTGTGATTTGTCTTGTATCAGTATCAAGGATATGGAAATACTTAGCATCATCGCAATCGCCCCAAGTGAATTCCATTTGAGAACCCAAGTAGTGTATGTTATTGCGAGAAGACTTTGTATGAAAGTGTCCAGATAGAACCATTTCAAAACGTGCAAAATCTTTTGTATCCATACCATGTGGATTAAGGATTCCCTTGTACATTTCAAATCCAGAGAATTCAAAGTGACCAGCAACAACGTTTGCACTACAGTTACTAATGTATTCCATAGTGCTAGCATAATTGTCAGCATTAATCCAAGGGATGACTGCAACGTTAAGAGTATCATACTCAATGATTGTTGGCTCCATGTGAATCTTTACAACATCGATGTAATGACCCATTAGTTCTTTTAGTGAGCACAGTTCATTAGTGTTCTTATAGAATACATCATGATTGCCTGGAATAATATCCATAACAATATTATGTTCACGTAACTTCTCAAGAAAGATTTTACGATTGTGTTCTAATGCTTTAAAGTTAACATACTTACGGTGTTCGTAGTAATCACCTAAGTGAAGAATTTCAGTAATGTTATTTTCTAAAAGATATGGAAAGAATACGTCTGTATAAAATTTTTCTTGATATTGCATGAACACGTCTGATGAGTTACGTGCACCTGCATGTGTGTCATTTAAAATTGCTATACGCATCAATTAACCTTCTACTAAATTTTCTTCAAGGTATTCAACTAGAGCGTCAGTCATAAACAACTCTAAAGATTTATTCTTCTTTTCAGCTTTAACAAACTCTTTAATCTTAACGTCTTTATCTTTGACTCGTGAGATACGTTCTCTTAGTGAATCAATAAAGCCTTGTTCGTTATGGGTATCATCACCTTGAATATTAGCAATGAATTCTTCTACACCACTTTGTTCAATGAACTTCCACTTAATGTCTTGTTGTTTTTTCTCTTTTTCGATTCTACGAAGGAATGCAAAATAACAGATCTGAGTAAAGTAAGCAAATGCGTTGGGAGTGCCCGTTCGAGTTGCGGCGTCTGGATTATAATTGTTAACTGCTCGTAAGCAATTTTCAACTGCATCCATTACCATCTCTTCACGGTATGTGTACCTAATGAAATTGACTTTGTGTGACAAGCCTTCGGCAATCTTAAGAAAGCATTCCGCTATGTAATTAGGTACTATTGGGATTGGTTGTTCAGCGAGTTTGGCTGCAGACACACGATCAACGTATGCTACTACAGCTTCACCGAACTCTTTGTTGTTCACGTAATGTGGACGGGTTTTAGGTAACATTATTCAACTCACTCCGTTATAAATGCATTGCACATGTATATATTATATCACATAATGTAGAAATTGTACAGGTTATTTGTAATTCTTTAGAAAATATATTTGAAGTTTATTTTCATCTAGCCCTGTACTACTAGCTTATTTTGTATTAAAATAGATCTACTGTCGGATGGGACAGAATAAGATATTAATGGAAGGTAGGATTATCATCCACATATTTAGATAGATCAGGTTGATCATCTTCTAATTGATCTGCCATGTGGATACTATCATCTTCTTCAATACTTGCCATCATCTTATTGTAGTAGTCTGCAACTGAATCATCTACAATTGCTTCTGTAATAACATGAGTTCTATTAAGTATGAATTCTTGATTGTTAGCAAATCCCATCCATCTAACAAAGAAGTTAGCTTCCTTAGCACTTCCATCTTGAATAAACTTCTCTTTAAGTACTTTAAGTGGATTGTAGATTAAGTATTCACCAGCATCTTCACCGAGTACTTCTGCAAGTATCTCGTCACCACTAATTAATTTAATCTGTCTAATATCTCTTGGTTCGTATTGCTGTGTCATTTAGTTAGTTGAACCTCGTGGATCTTGTAGTTAAATTTTTCTTTAGTGTATAACTGGATACGGATTCCAGCATGTACTAAAGTGTAGTTCTTCTTTGTCTTCCAATGTAAATCATCACAAAGATCGTATAGAGTACAATCCCTTCCATCATCTGCTTTTCTCAAACCTCGTCCAATAGACTGTAGTACTTTAATCTGTGATTTACTTGGTGAAGCAAACACGATATTGTGGAGGTTTTTAATATTTATACCTGTAGAGAATGTACCAAGTGAAGCCACGATTATGGCATTCTTTTCTTTCTCTGTAATTCCACGAATAGCTTCACGATCCGTAACATCAGTCTCGCCTGATACGTAGAAAACTTTTCTATTTTCATCTGCTGCTTCTCTAATAAGTTTGAATAGTGGTTTACCATGTTTCTCAACTAAGTTAAACAACACTAGTGTATTGCCTGTTTGATCTAGTGCAAGATTCTTAATGAAGTTATTTCGTTTAGCGTGTGATACAATAAAGTCTATCTCGTCAGAGTAAACCCTATCCTTAACTAACTTACATTCATCGTCGCTGTATTTTAATACGATTGCTTGAATGTTTAACTGTGCTAGTTTATCATCATCCATCAACGCTTTAGTAGTTGTCACTTGATAGACAGGTCCAAACAAACCTTCTAAAACAAGACGATGAGTAAGTGTACCATCTAACGTACCTGTTGTACCAATACGATATGGACAATCAGTTAACTTCTCCATGATAGAGGTTAACGATTTAGCTTGGAATGTATGAGCCTCATCACCAATCACCATGCCAAATTGCTCAAACCATTGTTTAGGCATCTTATAGATTGATTGCCAAGTGGTAACTACTATAGGTGAGATTGGATCTTTCTCTTTACCTGAATAGATTTTATGAATCCACTTATCAGAGAATGCACCATCATTCTGTCCATAGTTCATGAAGTCAGACGACAACTGTTCTACCAAAGAAGTAGTTGGTACAATAATTAAAACACGTTTATGTTTCTGTGTAAGGTACATCCTCATCATGATGTAGATGATTAATGACTTACCTGATCCAGTAGGAGATAACAACACCTTACGCTTATTCTGTAAAGCGATAGTTGCTGCTTGAATTTGATAATCGTATGGAGGGAATGGAAGGTCAAGTTCTTTAGTGCAGAACTCTAATACGTCTGATTGACATACCTTCTCTAGTTTAGCGAGGTTATCACCTTCAATGGTGTACCCACGTTCTTCAGCAAAGTGTTGAAGGTGAGCATATAAACCTGCATATAATGCGTGTGTTCTTAGATCAAATAATCTAATCTTTCCATCCCACATTTTATTTCTAAATGCAGGCATGAATTTATAACCTGGAACATAAAAAGTAAAGTAGTCCGCAAGTTCTTGACGTACACCACCATCACATTCTATTTTAATATAGACATCATTAACTTTGCGAACTACTATTTTATCCATTATGCACCAGATGTAAACTGTCGCCACTTAATCATGTTACTGATTGTTTGGTGGCGCCATGTAATGTTAGAAACTATTTCAGATAGAGTATCTATCATTGTCTTCCAATACTCAATTTGAGCTTGGATCGTTTGAATTTGTGGATCACTATCATAGTAGTAATCCATATCAGACTTCATTGGTTTAGTCAATCCATCAAATGGATCGTAGTCCCAACCAAGTTCGTCCATCTTTGTTTTATCCATCTTACCATTGTACCACATGAACTTGTCTTTCAACAGACGTTTCATTTCATGTTCTTTACGATTCTTTTGTAATTTTGAAAGCGACAAAAGCTCCACGTATTTAGCATGGAGCTTTGGCGTTTCTTTAGATGATTTGTCGAGTTCGAATTCTTCGATCTCGCAATCTTTCTTCCATTGTTCAAGTACTTGTTCAAGTGTCAACATAATAAATCTCGCGGGTAAGTTAATAGGCTTTACTACCTATTATATCACAAAAATGAAAAAAAGTAAACTGGCTTAAGGAGCAGCAGTTGTTGAAGTACCACCATAACTCGTAAACGTAAAGTAATCATACCTGAATGTTACGTCTACTTGTGCATAGCTAATATCAGCGTCTTGCACGTTAAAGGCAATAGATCCTAATGATGTAGGGAATGCGTTACGGAATGTAACTGCACCGCTTGCATTGTTTTTGCTTGATAGAATATAGACAGTGATGTCATCATACTTATCTGCAGAGTTGTTTGTGTTAACAGATCTTTGTAACCACTCAAAGACTTCAACATAGTTTTCCATGTTTTCTGCTACTAACATAGTAATGCTCATAGGCTCATAAACAATCTTATCGCCTGGAACATATACGTCAGTCTGTGGTCTATTGACAACTGTTTCATTCACAGTAACGCTTGGCATTACAAAGTTTTGACAGAAGTAAGACGTGTTTGGTGCTCTATGGAACGCCATTCTAAATCCATCTGAAATGGCTAGAGGATTCTTATTAGATGTTGTGTAATTTGACATAATACTATTTATACATCCCCAAATAAAAAAGAGAGGGACCTTTCGATCCCTCTCAAATACTACTTACTTATTATAGTTATTATGCTATATTAAGCGTTGTCTAACAAACCAGATACTTTGAAGATACGGAAGTATTGGTTCTGGCGGTTGTAGCCAGTGTCGTTACCAGGTGCTGAACCAACGAATGGGTTAGCAACCATACCGTAACGAGTCTTGAAGCCGATCTTAGGTTGGAAAGAACCTTGATCAACTGCACGAACCATAGTTAGTGGAACGTATGGGCAGTAGAACATACCAGCGTCGTATGGGTTTGAACCACGGTAGCCAACGTTAACATAGTCAACAGTAGCGTATGGGTCAATGTAAACCTTGATACGACCAAGCAATGTACCAGCAAATGTATTGCCAGTGTCATCAACTTGTAAAGATGTGCTCAATGCTGGAGCGTAATCCAAAACACCTGCAGCTGCAAGAGCAGTAGCAACGTCTGAAGATACGATGATAAAGTTACCCTTACCACGACGTGTATCTTTAGCGATTTGGTTAGCTTCACGATCGATTTGAACTAACAAACCTTTGAACTTCTCAACTGACCAACGGCCATCAGCATCAGTTACGAGGTTGAATGTACCAGCTGAAGTAATGTTAGCTGTTTGAGCACCTAACTTAGCTTTAACGTTGATAGTACGAATAACTTCGCGGTTGATCTCAGCAAGAATTTCTGCTGAAAGGATGTTAGCTAATTCAGTTTCAGCGTCAAGACCATGAACTGCTTTCAAGTCTTGTGCCAATTCCATTGTGTACTCAGCTTTGAGTGCACGTGTTTTAGCTGTTACAGTTGCTTTTTCGATTGAGAAAGCCATTTGACCGAATGAGTTACCAGATGCATCACCTAGTGCTTCACCTTCGGCTGTAGTCATACCAGCACCAACACCGAATGGGTCAGCAACAGTATCAGCAGCAGCTGTACCAGCAGTACCTGTACCACCAGTGTTTACAACTGTATCAGTACCTGGAAGTGAAGAAGAATCGCCACCGTGTGTACCATTCTTGTTAGTAGGAGTGCTACCAGAGAATGATGATGAAGAGTAATCAGTATCAGCTTCGTTGAACAATGCTTCTGTACCGTTTTGTGCGTTGTAACGTGACTTCATAGCGAAGATCAAGCCTGTTGGGCCAGACATAGGCTGAACTGAAGCAACATCATAAGCCATTAGGTTAGGCATTGCACGACGTACTAAAGAGATTAAGATTGGATCCCAATTTGAAACACCAGAGCCAGTAGCGTTTGCTGGAGCTGCTTCGCTCAAGAAACCTTGCTGTGAACGCTCTTCTTGAAGAGCCTTCTCTTGGTTTTCCAACATAACGGCTGTAACAGCGCGCTTGTATGGGTCAGTGATTGCTGGGAGGCCAGCGTGGTCGATAACTTCAGACCATTTTTGTTGTGCTTGTTCTGCTAAAAACATTTTATGTTTTCCTTTTTATTTCTGTGTGCGTGAAATGGCAGCCATATAAGCTGACATACGTGGTGATGTAGTAGTTTCTTCAGTTAGGGAAGAATCTTCTTGAACTTCTGATTGTGTAGTACCTTTAGAGAAGTGAGCTTCTTTAACGATTTGAACTTTCTTAGCGAAAGTTTCAGCGTCATCGTAGTCAACACCTTCAACTAATGACTTAAGCTTTTCAGCTTCAGTAGTAACCATACCTTCAGATGCTTCAGCGATAATTTGAGCACGCTTTAGAGTTTCTAGCTCTTCTGCCAACTTAACTGATTTCTCAGTAGTAGCTGTTAGTTGCTCTTCTAGCTCGTCAACCTTGCCAGATAAATCATCGATTAGATCTTCTTTACCTTCTGGAACTTCAATGTAGTGCTCAACGAACACTTGTTGAAGTTGAGTCATGAAGCTTTCAGCGATCTCAGTACGAATACCTTGTTCAACTGCCAACTCATTTTCTTCCATCCATTGCTCAACAACATAATTGAGATAACCATCGATTTTCTCAACTAATTCTGAACGGATGCCTTCTACTTCCTCTGATAATTCAGAGATATACTTCTCTTCTAGCTTTACTTTTTCTTCAGCTAAACGCGCTGAAATTGCAGCCTCAAAAAGTGTGGATGCTTTCTCTTTGAATTCTTCAGAGAGATTAGCGTCGGATTCAACAAGAGCTTTTAGGTCTTCCTGAACTTGTTCTTCGCTAATAACAGCTTCTTTCTTTTCCTCAACTACAACAACTTCTTCAGCTTCTTCAGTGAAGAGTTTAGAGTAAATTGCTTGAAGGTCTTCCTTTTTCATTCCTGACAATTTGTCAACAGCAGCGCTGATGATACCAGACTTTGTCTTTGGAACTGGTGCTTGCGAAGTTGTTGCAAGGTTTTTGGCCTTGTCATCTTCGAAGTCAGAACCTTGTCCAAACTTAGCAGCAGATGCATCGCCCTTAGCGGCCGGTGCTTGTCCTTCGTCTAGTGTGTCCTCTGAAACTTCAACTTTGTCATCGAGTTTCACATCATCAAGGAGCTGTTCAGATTGTAGGATGTCTTTTTCTTGTGACATTCAAATCACTCCTTATTGTTAAAGTTTAGAGAGGAAATGTTGGAAAACACGTACTTGAGCTTCAGCAAGCTGAGCCTTTGGAGTTCTCTTAATTTCAGTCTCAATTTCGTCAATTTCTTGAGGTGTTAGTATACCGTTTTCATATACCCATTCAACGCCTTCCATGATTCCGTTTACGAAAGCACTTGGGGCTGAAGGATCTTGAACAATGTCTACTGTCGCTAAGTGAAAATCATTTTTTACGTAATTAACACCATTGCGCGTCTCAAGACTACCCATACCACGAGATGATACTCCCAGTTTCACACCACCTTCGAGTAAACCTTTTACGATTTTGCCCATAGGTGTTTCTAGGATTTTTGCCTTACCAATTACATTATTACCTTCAAATCGAAGATCTGTAATTAGGTGAGATACTTTGTCTAGGTTGATAGTTGGGCCTTCTGGATGATTTAGCTCTCCAACTGCTCTACCTGTTTTAACTTGCTCTTCGATATATTTTTCGACAGCAGGTTGTAAAATTTTAGATTCATAGATGCGGCCATTACGGTTTTTAGAGTCAGCCATCATGAAGATACCTTCGATGAAGACTTCGGTCTTACCGTTCTGCTTGGCTTCAGTGATACACTGAATACCTGAATCGATTTGTTCTGTAATTAACTTCATTCGTTTTCCATTGCCTCTATTGCATCTTGGGCTGCTTCATCAGCAGCATCTTTAGTTTTGAAATATTCTACTTCTAAACCATTTATGCATACTACAAAAAAGCCGGCAGTCTTTTTGACTTCGACCTTTGTATCACCACTAGCTTCGTATAACTTACTAGTAGTTCTGTATTCTTTAAACTTCTTCAGTTCCATTTTCGTCTGATGTTTCCGTTGTGTCAATATCAACCTCTTCACCAGAGTCAATAGAATCATCAGATTCTGGTTGACCACCATAGATGCTTTGAGCTACTTCGATCTTTTTAGAATCGATAGCATCTGCAATCTTAGCATTTAAAGCATCTGAAAAAGATGAATTCATAACGTCTCTGTCACCAGATTCAATCGCCTTCAATAAATTTATTGCATAATCACTCATAATTACCTCTTTCAATTGTATTTATAAAATATTATTTCTTAGCATCATCTTCAAGAGGAGGAGCTAATTCATCACCTTGTTGGGATTCCATAGCCTCTTGATTGATCTCTTTGTCAATATCACTGATCTCTTCTTCAGTCTGCATTAGGATGTTCTTACGAACCCAAGCTGCAGAATAGTATTTACCTACAAATGGATCTACCATCGCAAGACTATTCATTCTTTCACGAATGACTTCTGATTCTTTTAGTTCAGCAAAGTAGTTATCCTTAAGGAAGTCGATAACGATGTCTTCCTTCATGTTATCCCAGTCTTCTGCTGTAATAACACCTTTAAGAATCAACTGAGTCTTAAGAACTTGCATGAACAACTCAGAGAACTTCTTACGAAGTCTACCAATGAATTTAGTAAACTTAACTTCATCACGTGAGATCTCTGTAGAACGACCCAATACAAATGATTGGTTCTCTTCTAAACGAGATACAGGAACGTTAAGTGACTTATATAGTTTCTTTTGGAAATAGAGGATGTCTTCAATCTGACCTAAGTTCTCACCGCCTGGCAATGTAGTAATCTCTGTACCCTTACCACCTTCACGGCGTGGAAGCCAGAAGTCTTCCAACATAGACATGTGTTTACGATCATCTTTGATCTCGCCAGTGTTGGCGTCGTAAACAATCTTGTTTTTGTAACGTGCCATAATGTCACGTAGGTATGCTTCTGCTTTACCCTTAGGTAGATTACCAACGTCAATATAGAAAATACGACGTTCAGGTGCACGAGCTAAACGATAGATGACTAATGAGTCTTCCATCATTCTTAATTGGTTTACTGGTTTAATAGCCTTAAACAAGAAACCTAAAACTTTTTTAGACTGCTGATCTAATAATCCTGATGGAACATAGACGATAGCGTCTTTATTAATCTTTAAACCTGTGTTTGATTTACCTTGAATTGTATCTTGGTAGATATAGAACTCATTGTAACCTTTAACAAGTTTAGCACCAGTCTTAAGATCTTTATCTTCAATGACTTGGCGAACTTTACGAATATGCAATGCATCAATAGGACGTAGTTCTGTGATACCTTGCTTTGGATTCTTTTCATCAATGATCATGTGGTAGTATAATCTACCATCGACATACCACTTACGGAAGATGTCATGTCCATTAGAACCAAATGATAACAACTTAGTAACGCTATCAAATTCTTCGCGGATAAGCTTTTTAATCTTATCGCTGTATTTGTCTAGATTGTCTGTTACGATTTCTACAGCTTGGTCATCTTCATTAGAAACGATTGCTTCATTAACGATGTCCTCAATTGCAGAATCACACTCAGGATAAAGTGCGATCTCTCTATACTTCTTAATTAGCTCAGAGTCGTCTTTAGCCTTAGTGCCTTCCATATCAACGTACTGACCAAAGTATCCACCAGCTGCAATGACACTACTGCCATCATCAGATTCAGGAGGAACGAACGACTTAGCCTTAGATTGAGCTAACTCTTCTTCTTTTTTACGTGTTATTGAAAGTCCAAATAATTCCATTTTTCTACCTTTTGTTATAACGAAGAGGAGAGAAGGTTATCCCCTCTCTCCTATATTTATCTACCTAAATTAAGAGGTAGTATCACTTTCCCAGTATTGTACTTGTAACTCAACTGTAAATTCTTCGATTGCATCTGAAGAATCATAAGACAATTCAATAGAAGATAAGTTAGTAGGGAATGTACCACGGAAGTTGTACACTTTTACTTCGTTACCTGCTTTGTCTAATTGAGCAACTGACATATCAGCTTGATAGTCAACTGGATTTGTAAGACCTGTGTTGTTGTTATGCTGGTTGATACCATTCATCCAACGTTCAAAAGCGTTACGAATCTTAAAGTCAATATCGTTAATGATAGTGATTGTCCAAGGTTCAAATGTACGATCACCAGCCATTTGCAATTGACGTCCACGGAATGGAACAGTAATTGTATTGACTACTGATGAAGGTAATTGAGCTGCCTTAACTAAGAAGGAAGTCAATTCAACATCACCTCCAGCGTAAGCTGGAAAATTGATTGTAGCTTTGAAGAGGTTAGGACGTGCACCGCCACCAACTAATTTCGATTTGAAGTCATCAACTCCTAGAATAGCCATGATTAACCTCCAATTTCTGCAAAGTCAACACCAGTACGAGTGGCGATGAAATTGAGAGTAATAAAGTTGATTGAACGTGCTGGCTTGATGTAGATATCTGCAACAAATTGATTTGTATCGATAACTTCACCAGTGTTATTTGTAGAATCACAAACAACTTTAAAGTCAGTAATACCACGACGACCTTTGATCTCACGAAGGAAAGGTTCTGTCATATTACGGAACATAGCACGAGTGAATTCATCGTTAAGCTCGAACAACTGATACTTAGCAGCAGTAGCAATAGCTTTTTCTAATACGATGAATAAGCGACGTACGTTAATACGATCGAATGCGCTTGGCTTAGACTGTAGAGTCTTATCGCCAAATAGGATTGTACCTTCACCTGGGAATGATACGATTGGGTTTACACGTTTCTTGTATAGATCATCGCGTTCAGCTTTCTTAGGGTTGAATGCAACACGTGTGATACCTAATAGTTGACCACGGTTGTAGCCGCCTGGTGAGAACCATGCATCAGCAACTTCATCAGTGTTAGCACATAGACCAGCCATGTGACCACAAGCAGGGATCCAACGATATACGTCGTTATACTTGTCGTATACTTTAACTGAGGTAGAATCCAAGAAGCCGTATGAGCTTGATGTCAATTGTTCAGCGAAAGCAATAACAGTTGCGGAAGGTGTTGCATTACCAACAGTAGCTGCTAGTGGAGGAGAGATAAAGCAAACTAAGTCTTTACGATTCTCTGCAATAGCAATAAGGTTATTAGCCTGAGTTACACCATCAGAAGCAGCAAGAGTTGGAGCACCAATTAGTAGGTTAACATCAACTGTTTCAGCGTCATTGAATAACTGGAATCCAGTATCAATATCACCAACGTCAAGGTCTGTACCATTGTTACCACCAGCTAATGAAACTGTAGTTGCTGTAGTCATTGTTGTGAATGTTGAAGCCGATGCAGCATTACCAGCATCAGGCAAACCTGTAATATGATCCATCCACCAAATGTATTTTGATGTGGCATTAATTACTTCTTTGTAATAATTTGTTGCGCCGTCAAATGCCTTAGCATCACGAGCTTGAGAAACAAATGCAAACTTTTCAAGGATTGTACCAGCTACTCCAGTAATAACACCATCTTCATCGATAACGATGATATGCATTTCGTCTGCAGAACCACCTACAGTAGAAGCATAAGTTGATGTTCCTGGTGCGCCAGTGAATTGGTCTTTATATGCCCAACCAGTGTATGCTAATGTATTTGCTGGACATAGGGAAACCTTTAATGAGTTACCTACTTGACCAGGATACTTAGCAGCCCAGATACCTACGGCACCTTGACCATCTACATAGCTGTTGTCATATACGTCTTTATTTTTAATTAAAAGACCTGTGCCGGCGCCTGATGTGCCAGCGGTTGCGTTAAGTGCGCCAGTGTTAACTGAGCGAACTACCTTTAGATTGTTACCGTACTTTAGAAAAGAAGCTGCATTAAGGAAATAAGCAGCAGTAGAGGCAGTTGGCGTACCAAATGTATCTACAAGATCTTTCTCAGAAGTAATGGTTACAATCTCCTCTACCGGTCCCCAAATCGCTTGTACTACAGTCGCTCCAATTGAAGTCGAGACTGCTGGTACTACGTTTGTGAGATCGATTTCGCGTACTTGTACGCCAGGAGAAACTTGAAAAGCCATTTTTCTCTACCTCGATTTTAGTGTTGATGATAAGTTATTTGAGAGCATAATATGATCCATGATAAGAATATTCACTTCTAGTTGTATTTATAATATTAGATTTTTCACTCGTCTATGCGAGAAATGTTATGCTTTCTAATAACCACTACATCTTCACCGCTTGAAATATCAGTTCTATTGTCTTCTACACCAAATGTAGAAGAAACATCTCCAACCCATTTTTCTTTAGTTTTCTTTAGTTCCATATTAGCTGCAATTAGTAGAAGGATAGCTAATGGATCAAATACGAAGATGATAAGAATAATCATTAGTCGTACAGCTTTACCAATAGTCTCTTCAGCACTATCACCATAGACTAACTCAGCAACATACTTAATAGGACCTACTTCTGCTTCAACCTTACGAACCTCGGCTGCAATTGGCGCACGTTCTTCGCTAAGGGTGGCAATAGTTTTCTGTTCGGCTTGGATCTCGGATTGAAGTCTTGTGCGTTCTTTCTGTTGGGAACGTCTAATGCCAACAGCTTTGTCGGCACCTGTTTCTGAACTGCTTCTTGCCATAACTTGGTCCACAGCTTCATCCATCTGTTTAAGCGCTTTCCTGTTCGCATCAATATTATCCTTTGCGGTTTTAATCTTCTCATCGTATATAGACATCTTTGATGCAGATTCACCAATGATTACTGATTGATCGAGGTGTGCTTTCGATAGGTAACCAAAGATACCCATTGATGTAATGATTGAAAGGATAACTACAGCACTAGTAAAATAATACTTTAAAATGCGTGATGCAGTATTCCAATTACGATAAACCCAAGATGCAGCAACTAACTTACCAACACCTAATGCAGCGCCCATGATAATAGAAGCTACAGGTTGTGATGAGAATATTGATACTAATCCTGCGATTGAATAGAACTCAGCTACACCAGAAATGATGAACGCTGAGGCAAATAGTATTGTTGCAAAATTCATTAGAAGTTTCCTTTCATAAACCTATCGTCAAAGGCTTTGTCTATGTTCCATTGTTGACCTTCATCATCAACAATAGTTGTTTCTTCTCTGCCATCTTCAATAAATCCGAATGGAAGTACTTCATCTTCAATTTGTTTAGCTTGTTGTGAATAGATAAATGTTCTCATGTTACTATCCATCATCTCACTAAACATAGGTGTTGCTGAGAACCAACCAAACATTACGAGGTTCATCATTAAGTCATCATGACTATTAGATGATGCTTCGTATGATTGACCTTTTGCAACGAATGTAGACATCTCGACGATTGTTTCTGCGTCTACAATCTCAATCTTGTTTTGCTCAACTAAGTCTTTAATGTTAGAGCAACCAATCTTCTTAACTTTCTTATCCATGAATACACCAATTCCGTCAGACTTAACTGTAGATGAAACGTATGTGTTTTCATATTCAAGATCGTAGTATAAACCATTACAAACAACTGAACCTTGATCGTTATTCTCAATAACAACAATAGCATTATTGTAAAGACGTGCATATTTTCTAATGACGTCTGGGAATAACAGTGGTGATATCATGTTATCACGATATGTTGCCACTTGTCTAAATGGTCGTTCAGTTATATCTATGAGGTTAAATGTAGAGTAGTCTTGGCCTCTACCACGTGCAACGTCTACAAACATCATGTAAACGTGGTCAGGTGTAGTATCACCAGTCTCTTCATCTTTACCTGCTTTAACAGGAGTGTAATAGACATTCGTATTATTCATTGAATAAATTGGTTGTCTAGACTTCAACTTCAACAATGAATTAGCATTGATAAGAGTGTTACCAGTGCCGTGGAAGTTATTACCAAATTCTTGGTCAAACTGTAACTCAGATGTGTTGGCAACTGTCTGTGCTTTCCAATCTGCATCACGTCCTGGAACGTCCCACCAATCAACTCTGAATGGTTTGTAATCGTTAGTGCCTTGAACAGCACCTTCCCAGATTTTGTGAAATACATTACCAATACCATTAGCAGTAGATGTAATGATAACACGAGTAGACTTACCTGATGTAACTACTGGGTATGTAGATGTATAGAACCTTGCATCATTCTCAACGAATGCAAACTCATCAAGGAATAGTACGTTAACTGACATACCACGAATAGAAGAACCTGAAGTTGCAGATGAAACAATGCGTGAGTTATTAGAAAACTCAATCGACTTTTTGTTTAGGGATTTGCAACCAGGCTGTAGGAAGAACGGTAAGTTCTCAAGCGCTAGTGTGATACGACCAATCATCTCCTGAGCAGTAGAACCTTTGTTTGCTAAGACAGCAATAGTTTGCTCAGGCTTAAAGATTGCATACCAGAGTAGATATACAACTGAGGAGATTGATTTACCAGATTGACGACATGCTAAAACAATGGAGAATCTATTCTCATTGAAGTGCGTAAACATTGTATCTTGGTATGGATACAAGTCAAATGGAACTAAACCTTCATCTAGATTAATAACCTTTACGTACGTACGTGCAAAGTACGACGGACTGTTCATACATTTAATGTATTCGGTTAACTCGTCTTTTGTAAAGGTTTGCTCAACACCATCTCGTTTGACTAACGGATTGCCGTTGTAGCCAAACTCGTTATTCTTTAGTGTTTGAGTTGTTATTGACATCTATCACCTGGTTTTTATTCTGTTGAAGAATAAAACGTTGGAGGTCACTAGTACTTCCAACGAATACATTATTATTAGTTACACTATTTGGATTTGAATTCTGTGCGCCTTTAGTAGGCTCTTTGAGTGCTTTAACTTTTTTCTGCAGGTCAAGTAGTTTATCATTATTATCAGATTGTGTTTTTAATAAAGTAGCTAAAACTTCGAATGCGCGAGGATGCTGGGAATCTCTTGCAAGTTCCATCATCAAATCAATAGCTTCATTGCCCTTACCTATAAGCTCTTTATATGTCTCCCTAGACTCAACGTAGTCGTCCTGCAGGTGATCGTCTACTTGAGGGGATTCTTGTACCGCTACCGGTAAATTCTTATTAAGGGCGTTGGCTATCTTATCTCGTTTATCTATAGTATCTATAGGTTTCATAATCTCATCATTGTAAAGTTAAAAACCAAAATCAGTTATTGTTTCATCAATCGTGTATGTTCCATCTCTTGAAGCATTCAATGGGTTAACCATTGTCTCAATTTCTTGGATCATTGCACGATTGTCGTAATCACGTGTGTTAATAATTGTATCTTTAATAACGCCTTGGTTCTGTGTGATAGGACCATAGAAGAAAGTCTTCATTGAAAAATCTAGTGTATAGATTAATACTCTACGTGATGTAAAGTCACCTTCATAATCATCTGAATAATTTACAGACTGTAGAACGATTGGGATATCTCTACTAACGTTTAAACTAGGAATCTCTTTAATTGTAACTACGTATTCAGGATTGAAGTATGGAATAATCTGTTCAACAACCTGAAGAGCATCATCTTGATTCTTTGCATAGATGCTTAATTGAAAACTAATGATGTATGGTACTGGATTGCGAATAGTGTTTTGGCCATGAATGTTTGGTTGTGCAATAGTATTCATCTTGTTTAATTTAACAGATGTATCATACTGCATACCAGTAATTTCAAACGACATACGAGGTAAGCGAATAGCAACCTCTGGAGCGTTTAGATCAGGCTCTTCCAATAGACGTGCTAAGAACTTTTGTTTAGGCCCATAGGATAATGGTACCTTAACGTTGTTTATAGACGCACCATTCGCATCTTTACGTTGAACGTTGATGTTATTAAACAGTGTACCAAATACGGCAACTGTTTTGCGAATATGCGAATGATAAAAATACGTTCCAAACATTTAGATTACCAAGTAGCGATTGCAACACGTTTCCATACGTTTGTAGCTACACAAACATACAGGTACGATGCATCGAATGAGATTTGACCAACTGTGCCTGTTGCAGTTGCACTTGCTGGAACTGATGCTAACGCTGGTGCAGTCGCTGGTTTATTAGTTAGATCTGTATAGTTGCCAGTCTTTGCAACCGTTGCTAATGTTGGAAGTGTACCATTTCCAATTGCATTATAGATCTCTGTAAAGTTTGTATTGATTTTTGTACCAGCAACACGAAGTGAATCACCTGTGTGGTCATTAGCTATAGTACCTAATCCTATTACTTGTTTTGTCATGTTTATACCTGTTGGTCAAATGTAAATGCTGTGCTGTCTATTGTAATTGCTAGTTCATCAAACGATGGCGTAACATATGTATTCATATCTGTTAGAGCAGCATAGACTGCACCTGGTTCACCGAATGGATTTGTCTCTGAGAAGTCAAGGATTAAATCACCTTCAGTTTCGAATGATAAGTTATCTGCATCAGGATCATTAGGTAATGTAGAACTATTCTGAACTGAAGCAATACCCCAAATAGCACCTGAAGTTAAACCTTCTAAACGTAGTGTAGAAGACGAACCTGAAGGTACAAAATAACGTACTGCATTACTTGTACTATGAATCTGATTAATCATTAAGTTAGCTGAGATAGCAGAGATGTAATCTACTGTACCAATGTTACCATATACGTATGTTGCAGAACCATCTTCTGCATAACCAACTAACTGACGTACGTCTTCTTCTGGTAAGAATTGAATTCCATTACCATCAGAGATAAGCATACGTTGTGCAAATGCATAGGTATCTTCAATACCATCAATCTCTTCAACACCAGTATCAAACTTCTCATTAGAGTATTCGAATGTTTCGCATTGAAGCTTGTAAACGAATATATTACCTAATTGATAGAATGGAGACTCATGCTCAACGAATTTAATTTCGTGGAATGAACCTGTTAATGGAATGTAAAGTAAGTCACCTTCATTAGGACGACCAGCAACAATCGTATTGTTCTGAACTCCAACGAAGTTTTCCCAAGTCTTCTTAGCAACAACCCAGTTAGACGTATCTCGAATCTCTAAACCAAACTTAGACATGATAGTTTGTTCACCACCATAACCTTGATCTAAATCTTCAAGATACATTGTAATGATATATGCATCACCAAACTCAGATGCAATATCTTCATTCATTATATTATCTAAACGCTTGATATTGCGTGGAATATAATAAACTTGAAGACCATAGATCTCCATAGCCTCTATCATTAAATCTTCGTAGAGGTTCTGTTCTGATCTAACAGCTTGGTTGAAGAATACGTTACGGCCCATATTATCCTACAATAAAGTCTGGTGGTAATGAATATGAGTCAAGCAATGATTGCTCTAATTTTTCAATCTCATCGTTCGATTCTTCTAAAATCTTTGATGCATTGATTGTAACTCCACCTGGAAGTTGCATACCATCAAACTTAGATAAGTTAGTACCCCATTGACGTTTAATCAATGCAGTTGTGTAACGCTTTAACCATGAATCGTTGTACATCTCAGGTGTATCTTCTAATGAGACATAACATTCTGCCATGATGTATTGACCAACTTGTAGTTCACCAAAGTTAGTGTCAATATAAAGTTTATTACCATGACGTTGATATTGAATTGGTTGAATACCATTTAACAGTGCATCAACTTCTGATAAGTATTGTTGCATCTGTACGTAGTACTGAAGTGACTCAGCTTTATATAAAGCGTAGAAGTCATTGAGGTACATTTGGTACTTCATTGAAAACATGTTCACTGCAGCGTATGAGTTACTAATTGGCAATACACGAGTAACGTAGATTACTTCATCTGTTAAAGTGAAGTACTTATTAGTGACTACTGTAGGTGTAACTAGAAGCGGAAGATAAACACGACGTTGACCTTCCATGTGATAGTCTCTATACTTCTGAAGAGCTTCATCTACACGATCTTCTACCTGATCGTCATCAACGTTGATGTCAAGAACAGGTGCACCTAAGTTTCTTAGGCAATATTCTATAAGGGTTGGTCTACTTGTTGGGATTGCCATCTTAAGCCTTTAGGATTGAACGTAGCATCCATGCTAGTTTCTTATGTGCATCTAAACGTTGTGATGCGTAATCTGAGATACCATGTTCTTTAACACTTTCAGCAGCATCAAATAATTCTTGGTATAGGGTAATCATTACTTGGTTATCAGAAGCAAGTTGTGACATCATACCAGTAGCTGATGGGAAACCTTCTTCATCTTTAATCTTTGAGATATCTGAATACACACTTAAAGAGCCTGGTGCAAATTGACCTTGAATGCGGATGTACTCAGCAAGAGTATCG